GCCCCTCTGAACAACCTGGCGCCGGACCCGCTCAACCCGAGCCAGATCATCGCCGAGCTGGTGATTCCCGAAACCGAGGGCGGATACTGGCTGCGCGAAATGGGCCTGTTCGACGTCGCTGGCGACCTGGTAGCCGTCAGCAACTGCCCACCCAGCTACAAGCCGCAAATGGCCGAGGGCTCGGGCCGTACGCAAGTGCTGCGCATGGTGCTGATCGTGAGCAGCACCGAGGCGGTTCAGTTGAAGATCGACCCGAGCGTGGTGCTGGCGACCCGTCAGTACGTCGACCAGGTCGCGCAAGCGCATCTGGACCAGACAGACCCTCACCCGCATTACCGAGTGCGAGGTCGGTTCACACACCTCAATGCCCACACTGCGCTGACCGCCAGCCACGAAGGGGTCGTGGTGATCGATGCGACACGGGATGCCAGAACCCTGACCCTGCCGCCGGCAAACGCAGCATTGGGCATTCGCGACTTCCTGATCCGCCGACTCGACAACACGGGTAACCGCGTCAAGGTGCAGACGGCGGGCGGTGATCGGATCAAGTTCCACACCCACTTGCGCAGTGACGGCTACCCCTTCTTCGTGCTCATGGGTGCCGGGGACTGGTGGCACCTGCGCAGCGACGGCGCTGGCAGTTGGTGGCCCATCGCTCGTTTCGACGACACGCCTCTGGGCCGCGTTGTTCTGGACACCGCACTGGCGTTCGCTCCCGGCGGCTACGCAGCGCTCAATGGGGCTGCGTTATCGCGTACCGACTGGCCCTGGGTCTGGGACCATGCTCAAGCCTCTGGGATGCTGGTCGCCGAGGCCGCACGCAAGGACCACGAAGGCAGCTGGACGACCGGTAACGGCACCACGACGTTTCGGCTGCCCGACGTGCGCGGCGAGTTCATTCGTTTGCTGGACGATGGACGCGGTGTGGATGCAGCTCGCAAAGCAGGCTCCTGGCAGGACGGCACGTGGATTCGGACCGTGGTGCAGGAATGGTCGGGCTCCGACATGGATCATGGCGCCTACATGATGGGCACCGCCTATGCGCAACCAGACGGCAGGATCTCGACGGCAGGCACCGGCGGGGCCGTCCCACCGGGCGCCAAGGTGGCCGGTGGCAACCCCTATCCGCTCGAAACGACCGACAACTCCAGCATCGGCGAAGCCGTGGTCGATACGACTCAAGCCATCAACAACTGGATCCGACTGCGCAGTCGCAACATGGCCTACCCCGGCCGCATCAAACTGATCTGAGGGCCTCATGAACATCTACTTCGTCGATCCTGATTGCAGTGAACTCCAAGGACCGGTCTCACTGCCGGAAATACCCGGTCTCGGACCACAAGTGCCGGGTCATGCCGTGGCGCTGGAGACGCCGTTGCCCACCCCTCGGAAAGGCCATGCCTGGGCACTGGTGGCCGACATGCCCACCGAGGTCGAGGACCATCGCGGAATGGCCTACAACGTCGAAACCGGCGCCCAGGTCGAGCATGCCCTGCTCGGCCCCTTGCCCGAGCACCTGACATCGCTGCCCTGGCCTGGCCGCTTTCACGTATGGACCGGCACCCGCTGGAAGCTCGACGCCAAAGCCAAGCGCGAGGCGGCGGCCCAGACCGAGCGGATGTGGCGCAACGCAGCCATCGAAGCCTGTGATTACCTGGTCATGCCTGACTACCCCATCAGCGCCAAGCAGCGCACCGAGCTGTATGCCTATCGACAGGCGCTGCGAGACTGGCCTCAGACAGGCACCTTCCCAGACCAGACGGCACGTCCTACCCCGCCCGAGTGGATGACCTCGCTGGCCTTGTAGGACCTGGCGGTACAGCCCCGGCCGGTCGTCAAGCGCGCCCGAGATCGGCAGCCTGTGCAGTGTCATTCCACCACTGCGCAGGCACCCCATGGCCGACTACCTTCATGGCGTCAGGGTCATCGAACTCAACGATGGCACGCGCCCCATCCGCACGATCCCCACAGCCGTCATCGGTGTGGTGTGTACGGCAGCCGATGCCGATGCCACGGCGTTCCCGCTCGACACGCCCGTTCTGCTGACCAACGTCAACGCTGCCATCGGCAAGGCGGGTACCAAAGGTACGTTGGCCATGTCGCTCCAGGCGATTGCCGACCAGACCCAGCCGTTCGTGATCGTCGTACGCGTTCAAGAGGGCGAGACCGATGCAGAGACCGTCAGCGCGCTCATCGGCACCACGACCGCCGACGGCCGTTACACCGGCATGAAAGCCCTGCTCGCCGCCAAGGCCAAAGTCGGCCTGGTGCCGCGCATTCTGGCCGTGCCTGGCCTGGATTCGCTGCCAGTGGCCAGCGCCTTGATCTCGGTCGCTCAGCATCTGCGTGCCTTCGCTTACGTTAGCGCCTGGGACTGCGCCACCAAGGAGGCGGCCGTCACCTACCGCGAAAACTTCGGCGCACGCGAGGTGATGGTGATCTGGCCTGACTTCCAGGGCTGGGACACGGTGACCAATGCCACTCACACGGCGCCTGCCACGGCCCGTGCCGTGGGCCTGCGCGCCAAGCTCGATCAGGAGGTGGGTTGGCACAAGACGCTGTCCAACGTCCCCGTCAACGGCGTGACCGGTATCAGCGCCGACGTGTTCTGGGATCTGCAGAACCCCGCCACCGATGCCAACTACCTCAACGGCAACGACGTCACCACGCTGATCAACGAGAACGGCTACCGCTTCTGGGGCAGTCGCACCTGTAGCGCCGACCCCTTGTTCGCCTTCGAGAACTACACCCGCACCGCGCAGGTGCTGGCCGACACCATGGCCACGGCGCACATGTGGGCGGTCGACCTGCCTCTGCACCCCTCACTGGTGCGCGACATCCTCGAAGGGATCAACGCCAAGTTCCGCGAGCTGGTCGCCGCCGGTTACCTGATCGGTGCCAGCGCCTGGTACGACGCCGAGGCCAACGAAGCGACCACGCTCAAGGCCGGCCGTCTGTTCATCGACTACGACTACACCCCGGTACCGCCGCTGGAAGACCTGACCCTGCGCCAGCGCATCACCGACCGCTACCTGGTGGACTTCGCCAGCCGCATCAACCGCTAAGGGAGGCCGCGCCATGGCCATGCCGCGCAAGCTCAAGAACCTCAACCTGTTCAACGATGGCAACAATTACCTCGGCGTCTGCAAGAGCTGCACCTTGCCGCCCCTGGGCCGCAAGATGGAAAGCTACCGAGGCGGCGGCATGAATGGCCCGGTCAAGGCCGACCTGGGCATGGCCGACGACGGCATCCAGTTCGCCTGGAAGACCGGTGGCCTGGACCTGATCGTTCTGCGCCAGTTCGGCGCGATCAAGGCCAGCGGCGTGATGCTGCGCTTCGCTGGCAGTTACCAGCAGGATGACACTGGCGACTACACCGACGTCGAGATCGTCGTGCGCGGCCGCCACGAGACCGTCGAGATGGGCGAAGCCAAGGCTGGTGACGACACCGAGCACAGCATCACCACCACCTGCACCTACTACAAACTGACCGTCGATGGCGAAACGCTGATCGAGATCGACCTGCTCAACTTCATCGAAATCATCGACGGCGAAGACCGTCTTGCTGCCCAGCGTAAAGCGCTGGGGATCTGATCTTTCACAGGAGCACGCCCCATGACCACTCAAACCCCCGAACTCGAACCCCTCACTACGCCCAATGACAACTTGGTCGAACTGGAAACCCCGGTTATGCGCGGCAAGACCGAGATCGCTTCCTTCACCCTACGCCGCCCTACTTCGGGCGAGCTGCGCGGCCTGCATCTATCGGAGTTGCTACAACTGGACGTGGCCAGCCTCATCAAGCTGGTCCCGCGCATCAGCCCACTCAACGAATTCGAGGTGGCGCAGCTCGACCCCGCCGACCTGGTGGCCATCGGCATGAAGGTATCCGGTTTTTTGCTACAGAAGCGGATGAAGACCGACGCCTCGTTCACTGCGTAGAGGACGCCATGGCCGACTTGGCCCTGGTTTTTCACTGGACCCCGACCGACATGAACGACCTGAGCCTGCGCGAGCTGATGGCATGGCGCGAACGGGCTCGTGTTCGGAGCGAGCAGCATGGCGAATGACTTGCGGCTGAGCGTGCTGCTCAGCACCATCGATCGGGCCACTGCGCCGCTGCGTCAGATCAACCGCAGCAGCCAGGCGACGGCCCAGGGCCTCAAGGCTGCGCGGGAACGCCTGCGCGACCTCAATGCCCAGCAGCGGGACGTCGCCGGATGGCGTACGCAACTCACTCAAGCCAAGCAGACGTCACAAGCGTTGCAACAGGCTCAGGAACGCGTACGCGCGGTTGCACGCCAGATGGCGGCCGCTGGTTCGCCGACCCAGGCGATGACCCAACAGATGCGCCGCGCCGTCGAGGAAGCGCGGCGGTTGAGCCAGACGCATCAAACGCAGTCGGCAGCATTGCAGCAGACCCGATCGCGACTTCAGGCAGCAGGTATTCAGACACGCAACCTGGCCAGCCACGAGCGTGACCTACGCACACAGATCGCGGCCGCCAACGATTCGATCAGTGCTCAGACCCAGCGATTGCGTCAGCTCGGCGCTCAAGAAGCACGCGTGGCCACGGCACGGGCCAAGCTTGGGAAGGCGCAGCAACTGGGCGCTCATCTCGCCACCACCGGTACCGGCGCCGTGGCGAGTGGCAGCGCCGCGCTATACACGGGAGCGCGTCTGATCCAGCCAGGGCTGGAGTTCGACGCCGCGATGAGCAAGGTGCAGGCGCTGGCCAGGCTCGACAAGGGCGATGAGTCGTACCAGGCGTTGCGGGCCCAGGCGCGCGAACTCGGCGCCAACACCAGTTTTACCGCCACCGATGCCGCGCAGGGCCAGGGTTACTTGGCCATGGCGGGTTTCGATCCCAAGGCGATCAAGCAGGCGATGCCAGGCATGTTGGACTTGGCCAAGGCGGGAGGCAGTGGGCTGGCCGAAACGGCCGACATTGCGTCGAACATCCTTACGGGTATGAACCTGAAAGCCGGGGACATGGGCCGATTGGGCGATGTCCTGGTCGGCACCTTCACCCGCTCCAACACCAACCTGCAGATGCTCGGCGAAACCATGAAGTATGTCGCGCCCGTGGCCTCCAGTGTCGGTCAGGACCTGGAAACCGTGGCGGCCATGGCGGGCAAACTCGGCGATGCCGGCATTCAGGGCAGCATGGGCGGGACCGCGCTTAGGTCCATCCTCGGCCGGCTCAGCGCGCCGCCTGCCGCTGCCGCCAAGGCGCTCAAGGCGTTGGGCGTCAGCGCCA